GCTGAGAAAGACGCAGCCGAGATGGGATTTAAAAGGAAATGAAATCAAGTCATAAAGCGAAGGGGATGAATATGGAAGTCAAAATGTTAACCGGTTCTGGAATGAAAGTTAAGGCCCTAGAGGATGGAAGCGTTTACCTCGAGGGATTCGCGAACAAAGCAGTTGTCGATAGAGGGCGCGATCTGATCGGAAAAAAAGCTTGGAAGCTGGATGACTACAAGAAAAATTCCATCATCCTTTTCAATCATGATCATACAAAGCCAGTCGGCAAAATGATTTCCGTCGAACCTACCGATGAAGGTCTTTTTGTCAAAGGTCGAATCAGCAATAGCAAAGATCCTGAGATAAGCCGTATCAGGGATCTGGTTAAAGAGGGGATTCTCAATTCCCTTTCGGTTGGGTTCATGGCTGGAGACGAAGAAATTATAGACGGCGTGAACGTGATCAAGAGTGCGAACCTTCACGAATGCAGTATCGTAGCGGTTCCAATGAATCAGGACTCGCAGTTTTCTGTGACGACTAAAGCAATGTCCGGTGATATAATATCGGCTTTGAGCAAGATCGCTGAGTGGAAGGGATTCGAGGAAACCAAGCGGTTCTTTGACGTCCTGTCAATGCAGGTAAAATCTGTGAAAGATTTTGACGCATTGGTGAAACTTGTTTGTTTGTCCTGTCAAACGACTGATGACGAGGCCATACATTTTTTGAAAATGGAATCTCAAGACCTTCCACTAAAGATAAAGGATTGGATGATGAAGAACGAAGCTGCATGCGATCCTGCAAAAGAAAAAGCTGCACCGTCTCTCCCAGACGGTTCGGGCGTTTTCGCTGTTCTGGTTCCATCCGATCAATTCGCAACGCAGGACGATGCAGCGAAATGGGCGACCGATAGCGGCTGGAGCTCGGACAATATAAGCAGAAACGACACAACTGGGACTTGGATATTCCAGCAAGCAGATGCAGGACAATTCGAAGGCGAGATGAGCTCGATCGATCTAGGGGATGGCGTGACCGCACAAATCGGGAAGCTTGTAAAAGACAAAGCCGATATGGTTCCACCAGAAGAGGAACCAATCGAAGAGCCTGCCGAATCTGAGAGCGAAGGAGCTGCCGTTGTCGTTGAAATTGAAACAGAGGATAAATCTCTGCTCGATGGAATCAATCCAACAACGGTTGTCACAGGTAATGATGCCAGTCACTCGGAAGTAAATCCTGCTCTTGACCAGTCAAAGCAGACTAATGTACTACTTGGTAACATGATCATGCTTCTCCAACAAATGAATGAGACTCTATCCGGGCTCGTTTCAAAGCCAGAAATGGTGAGCTCTGCAGCTCCGGAACCAGCTCCAGTAATGTCTCCCGAAGAACAAGACATGACAAAATCATTAAATCTTTTTCTGATCGAGACCGGTGAACGGTTGGCCAAATTAGGATTATAGTTTACTATTGACATGCTATAGCCTCAGTTTTTTGGGGCAATCTATTAAACTGGAGGAACGATAATATGGTACTGCCTGCCAAGACGTTAGAGGATGTAACTAAGGGAATGGAATTGATCAACAAGCGTTTGCAAGATGCCGAAGCGCGAGCAAAAGGAACTGACACAGATGCTATATCTGCCATTTTCCGCAATGCTTCGGTTCCAACATATGGTCGCATGAGCGACGAAGAAAGAGCTCTCAAAACTTTCGGTTGCTCGAGTCCTGCTCAATTGATCCAGATCAACACTTGCCATCCTCGCTTCAAGAATGTTTCACCTGAAATCAAGCAAGTAGTTATCGAGCTGAAACGAGCGGTCGATGTTGCTCGCTGGACTTCGCAGATTTTCCATGACGAATCTCGCGATAAAATCGGCGCTACTGCTGAGCAAGATCGAGTCGCTAAAGTCAAGGGTATGCTTGACCATAACTGGGGACGCAATGAGCTTGCCCCTCGCCTCAAGGCGTTCGGGTCCACCGTCACAAATGCGGGGGATGAATGGGTGCCAACATTGATATCCTCGCAGTATGTTGAGGAATATCAGCTAGTTAGGGCTATTGAAGACAAATTTCAGGAGATGCCATTGGCCTCTGCTCCATACGATTTGCCTGTTCAATACGGTGTGACCAAGGCTCGGCAGATTGCAGAAAATACTGCTATCACCGGCAACAATTTCAATACTGATAAGATTCGTTTTTCCCCAATAAAATTCGGAGAATACTACATTTTTCCCGAGGAATTAAACGAAGATTCTGCACCTGCAATTTTCGATCTTGCTCGATCGGAAGTCGTGGAAGCGCAACGTCGTGCGGTTGAGGCAGCGATCATCAACGGTGACAACGATGGCACTCACATCGACAGCGATACTCAAGCACTGGGTGCTGACGTTGCTGAGAAGGCATGGAAAGGTTTGAGACGTGAAGCCCTTTCTAACACAGCTTTTGGTGGAACCACTGATTTTGCGAATGCTGCAATCTTGGCTCCCGGCTTGCGTACCATGCGTCAACGCATGAAAAAGTTCGGTGTGAATCCTCGCGAACTTCTCTGGGTATGTGATCCAGTTGGCCTCCAACAATTGCTTGCCATTCCTGAAGTCGCAACCATGGAAAAATACGGAAGCATGGCTACCGTGGTTACTGGTGAGCTGGCTCGCTACCAAGGTATTCCAATCGTAACTTCCGAGTACATGCGCTCGGACTTGAACGCTACCGGCGTTTACGATGGTATCACCACAAACCGCACAGGCATCTTGCTTGTCAACATGCGTCGGTGGTGGGTCGGTGTTCGTCGCCCAATCCGCTTGAAAGTGATGGAAGACTTGCCAAATCAAGATCGTTGGTTGCTTGCAAGCTATCAGCGTAAAGACTTCAAAGGATTCACTCAGTCGGCTTCTGAATTGAGCGTTTCCTACGGCTACAATATCGCAACTTGATATAGTTAAGAGGGGGGATTTTATCCCCTCAATTCTTTTCGATCGGGGTTAAAATGGAGGACATTTTAAGGCTAGGACCATTTGAATCGAGAGCGATCATTTCTCTCGGCTCGATAGGTCCAGGCGTTTACCTCCAGAAATTAGCCACGATCGGCAACTCCCTTCTCTCTACGGTTTACGTTCAGTCTCTCGATCTCGGTGCTTCGGTCCATGTTGAATATTTTGATTATGGATCTGGCCCCGACGCTGGAGAAATCTACCCTCTCAGTTCTCATGCGGTTTTAACTTCGACCGGTAGTAACCGGATCGAAGTGTTTAATCACCACGACAAGCCCACAGTAAAAGCCACGGTCTCAGGCGGGACTGTGCGATTCGGCGTTTATCTTACGGTTCGAACCTCGCAAGCATTGCCTCCGGGTGGAGCAACTTCCGATTTGCAGATCGCTGCCAATGCACTTATTTCGCAATTGACGCCTCTAAAGGCTGGTGGCCTTTTCTCAGATATAACCGTCGGCCTAACAGCCGTTGAGGTTAAGGTGGGAGCATCCCGGCTTGCGAATAGGAAGCTAGTCACAGTTTTTGCATTAGATAGCAAAATGTATTGGGGATATTCCAACACGGTTACCGCAAGCAACGGTACTCCGATTTTTAAAAGCCAAATGGTTTCTTGGGAAGCTGATAGCACATGCCAGATCTGGATCATTTCAGTAGCAGCTGGAAAGCATGCTAGAATCAGTGAATCCCCATGAAAAATACGCAAGTTGCAATCTCAACTCCATTCGAAGAATTACGAAATCCAGGTTTCGAAAATATCGAATCAGATTTAAAGTCTTGCAATGTTCAAGATGCAATCGAAGAAGCGACTTTAATAAAAGAGTACGCGGTTGATCCTCCGAATCCAATACCAGGACAGCGCTGGCTTTTGGTCACAGGCACGGGGAAACCGATCGGTATATTGCTAGCGATTACGCTTGGTGAAGTAACTTATCAATATTCGGTTAAAACAATTGGCGGTCCCATTATTCGCGTTGAAATGAGGTAGATTAAAAATGGCTGACAATATCTCAGTAACTCCCGGCACAGGCGTCACAGTATCAGGTGATGACGTCGGCGGCGTTTTGTTTCAACGCGTGAAAGTTTCGCTTGGAAATGACGGTATATTTGATGGCGATGTTTCGGCCACTAATCCAATACCGGCTACGATAACATCCTCTGCCTTGCCTAGCGGAGCCTCAACTGCGACTCTGCAGAGCGATGGTAATGCTTCATTGGTCTCGATCGACACGAAGCTGACAGATCAAGCCACGGCAGCGAAACAAGACTTGCTACTAGCCGAGCTCGAGTTGAAAGCAGATCTGACTGAGACGCAACCAGTAAGCCTCGCATCGGTTCCCCTGGCTCCCGACGCGGCGACCGAGACCACGCTTGCTGCATTGAATACCAAAACACCTGGCCTTGGCCAAGCCGTAATGGCGTCAAGCACTCCGGTCGTGATCGCATCGAACCAGACCACGCTTCCAGTGTCGGCTGCGTCCTTACCTTTGCCTGCAGGCGGTTCAACTTCGGCTCTACAGACGACTGGCAACAACTCCCTAGCTTCCATTGATGCCGGGATTCCGAACGCGCTGGGAACGGCTGTAATCGCTTCCTCGATGCCAGTCAATATCGCATCGGATCAAGTTGTTCCCATATCTGCGACAGCATTGCCTCTTCCAACTGGAGCGGCAACTTCGGCATTACAGGGAACCGGCAATACTTCTTTGTCGAGTATCGATACGAAGCTGAGCTCTCAAGCGACGGCAGCTAAGCAGGATCTACTGCTTGCGGAATTGCAACTGAAAGCCGATCTCACGGAGACACAGCCGGTAAGTCTCGCATCGATTCCCCTCGCGACAGGTGCTGCCACTTCGGCATTGCAGACAACTGGAAACAACTCTCTTGCATCAATTGACGCAGGCATTCCAGCTGCTTTAGGCCAGACGACGATGGCGGCATCGATGCCGATCACGATCGCATCGGATCAAACGGCGCTCCCTATCTCTGCATCTGCTCTGCCTCTCCCATCGGGTGCTGCAACCGCTGCATTGCAAGGGACTGGCAATACTTCTTTGTCGAGCATCGATACTAAGTTGAGCTCTCAGGCTACTGCAGCGAAACAAGATATTCTGTTAGCCGAATTGCAACTGAAAGCCGACCTGACAGAAACGCAGCCAGTGAGCCTTGCATCGATTCCTCTCGCGACAGGGGCTTCGACTTCGGCCCTGCAGACAACCGGGAACAGCTCTCTAGCATCGATCGATGCTGGTATCCCGAATGCTCTAGGCGCGGCTGTGATAGCTTCATCCATGCCGGTTAATATCGCTTCGGATCAAGTGGTTCCAGTTTCGGCGTCTGCTCTTCCCTTACCCAGCGGAGCCTCGACCTCTGCTTTGCAGGGAACTGGTAATACTTCTCTTTCATCCATTGATACTAAGCTGACTTCTCAGGCGACCGCTGCAAAACAAGATATTTTGCTTGCAGAATTGCAATTGAAAGCTGATTTAACCGAAACACAACCGGTTAGCCTTGCTTCTGTTCCTCTTCCTGCTGGAGCAGCGACTTCGGCTTTACAGACAACCGGTAATAGTTCTTTATCTTCGATCGATGGGAAGATTCCCTCCCTTGGTCAGGCTTTAATGGCCGCGAGCTCTCCGGTTGTAATTGCAAGCAATCAGTCAACGCTTCCTGTTCAATCTGGAGATAGTTTAAAAAACACCTATACGGCAGCGGTTCAATCTTTAGTGGTTGCAGCGACTCCCACTGATATTTTTACGATCACAGGCAGCGCCTCATCGGTCGTAAAAATAAGGAAAATTGTAGTCTCTGCTATTCAGACTACTTCCACGATCCAATCTGTGTCTTTATTAAAAAGATCTACGGCGAACACAGCTGGAACATCGACAACTCAGACAAACGTTCCCCATGATTCGACGAATGCAGCGGCAACGGCAACCGCAAGATCTTACACGGCTAACCCTACTTTAGGGACGTTAGTCGGAAGGCTTGCTGTTAGGAAACTATATATTTCCGCAATTCTCGCAGCGAACAACGGGCAGTTTGCTCCGGGCAATTTCGTTGAATTTATATATGACCAATTAGGAAAAGAGCCTCTTGTTCTCAGGGGAACTAGCGAGGTGATCGCTGTTAACTTACCCGGCGTGACTTTAGCAGGTAGCAGTTTCGATATTTTCGTTGAATGGACAGAGGAATAAAATGCTCAATTCTACTCTAGTAATTTCAGAATTATCGCAGTTTAATACCGGTAATGTGAACGCTTATAACAAGGGACTGATAGGCGATGCAGCTGCTGGTGTATCGACTAATATTGATTATCTTGTCGTCGATGACTGTTTCGTCGCCGGCGGTTTTCTACTCTGCAAGAATCAAGTCTTTGGCGATAGCGTTAAACTTCAGGTCGTCGATAAAGATAATGTATTAGGTTTTGGAGCTGGCGCTGTTCTTGGAGAATATATTTCCAATTGGTATATCAGGGACGATAGCCAATTGCAATTTAGCGAAATATCTGCGTACCCTGCAAAGCTAAAGGGGGGTATATATCTTAGAGCTATATATGCTTCCACTGGAGCAACGATCGTTAAGGTGGCTATAAATTACAGGCTGCATAAAGCATTGTATTAGAGGAAACATGGACATTCGACTTTCGATTCTAAATATCCTCATGCCGATCACGAAAACGATCGGTAAAATTCACATGCCATTTACTCATACGAAGTTAACCGGCAAACATTTTTATTCTCTGTGTCTAGCCTTGCAGCCTGGATATGTATTGCTTTCGAGGAAACGCGGAGAGCTATCAAACTTAGCGATCCCCGGTGAATTCACTCATGCAGCGATTGCCTGTGAGAATTCCACGGAGATCATTCAAGCGACCGGAGCAGGTGTTCATGAGACGGAGCTGCTGACCTATATGATGCCCAAAGATCGCATCGTTGTTTTAAAGGCTACATTCTGCAGTAAAGAAGTATCTGCATATGCTGCACAAGTAGCCAATTCATTTATCGGGCATCCCTACGACTATCTATTCCAGCCGGATACTAAGGCATTTTTCTGCTCCGAGCTGGTCCAGAAGTGTTATGAAATAGCAGCTGGGATTATCCCCTTCGTGCCTCGAGAGCGATTCGGAAAGCAAACGGTTATCCCTCAAGACTTCTATGATTCAGCTAAATCAAAAAATCCCAAATGGGAAATAGTCTGGGATTCTAAAGAGCTCTCATGATAGAATTGTCCATACACGTTTTTTGGAGTTTTCGATGAAATTGAAATGCACCGTCAAAAATGCCGACTTTATTCCAATGGTTAAAAAGCCTAGATTCTGGCTGTCCCCTACAACATTAAAATACGGTTCGCTCTTCGATATTGAAGACGATATTGGTCACCAATTGCTAGCGACCTTTCCAGGTTCTTTCGAAGTCGTTTCGTATGAGAGCAAAGGCAAGCGGACAAAGCATATCGATACTCAAGCGCAAATCACGCATTCCGATCCAGTCTCTGATATGGTTGTGGAGTAAATTAAATGGCACTCACTACGCTCTCTAATGTCAAGTCTCAGCTGGGGTTCAAGGACTCTGACACTCAATTCGATGTGAAGCTTACCCGGTTCATGAATGCAGCTTCGGATACGATCGAGAGCCTGTGCGCCCGTGAATTTTCTTC